TCTTTAAAATTATCAACTCCACTAGCAGTATCGAAGACAAGTCTTACGGCTCCTACTGTTAAGTCTTTAACTTTATTTTCACCAGATGCATTACTTTCAGCTGTTTTCATATTACTTATTAAATGAAGTGCCAACTCATAAGTTGCCTTTTTGATATCTTCTGGAATTGTACCATGAGAAGTAGTAGATCTATCATCTACTAAATCTGTATAGTAGCCTGACTTATTATCGTAATAAGTTATATCTCTTGGCCAAGATAAAGGATATGAGGCAGTAGGCGTAGCCGTTCCACCCCAATCCATATCATCGAGAATTCCAGTGGCTGTTACTAAAGCTTGTTCTACTAATGCATCTGAACTAAACCAGGTATCTGAATAAAGTCTATCATTAAAATAGTCATCAGATTCTTGTACAGTTACAAATGAATTAACTCCTTTTTGTAAAGCCATTATATTTCTCCGTATCTAATAGTTATAATAATTAACCGTGGAATATAGGGAATATACCCATTTGGTTAACATTAGTTGCATGAACTGTCCAATTAGAACCAGTAGCAAGATCAGAATTTGCAGGATATGCAGTTGCTGATCCAGCCCATGAGAAACCTTTTGGATGCATAATATTACCCCATCTTGAGATAATAGTTACTAGTCCACCACCGTTTCCAGCTAATTCATCTCTTTCAAGAGCAGTTGGATTCGTTTGTGCAATTTCAGAATAATGCACAGCAGAAGCTTTTGCTAAGTAAGAAACTTTTAAACCAGATGGTAAGTTTGCAGTTAATGCTTGGTTGTTAACAATAAGTCTAATTTTTCCACCAAGAATAGTATTGAAATTAAAGTTACCATCAACAACTGGAGCAACGTCAAGAACGTTTTGTTTTCTCATAGTGTTGTAAGTAGCAGTATCAATTACTAAGTAGTAGAAAGGCTCTTCGAATTCACCTTTAACAGCAGTAATGCCGTCTAAAAGTACATCAAAAAATGCAGATCTTTTATTTGCATTAGTCTCTAAAGAGAATAAAGCATTTGGATTTGAGCTAGAATCTGAACCAGTGTAGTAACCAAACGTGTTTACAGTTGCCGCAGCATCAGAAGCACCAATAGTAGTTGAACCAAAGATTTTATCAGCAACACCATTCATGATTGATCTTAATTGTAGATCTTCTCTTCTTGCTCTTACGCCAGCAAATTGACCGCCTAAGTAAGATAGCCCATCTACTTTAGAAATAAGTTTTTGAACTGATAATTCTTCAGCAGCAATATGATCTATATTTTTGATATAGATTGCAGATTTGTTTGATACACCCATAGTGTTTAAGTTTTTGTCTGATGCAGTTTCATTTTGTTTATTGAAACCTGTAGGATCAGAAAAATCTAACCATCTTAATGTACCTGTGTAGTTTTCTCCTGAGTCAGTGATTCTTGCGTCAGAACCAACTAAAGCAGTAGAAGTTAATAACGCTGCGTCTGCTCTATCTGCTTGTGCATAAGCAGAAATAGCTTTAGCTATGTTATTAAAGTTTGAACTTGTTACAGCCATTGTATTTTCCTTTTATTATTTATGTAACATAATTGTTACGGTTATTATTATAAAAGATTTGATCTATTCAGACCATTCACCGTCAACTTTAATGTTACCTTTTTCAATATTTGAAAGCAGTTCATCAGTTGACATCTCTTTTATAGATTTGACAGGATTGTTTCCTGATGCAGGTTTAGCTGGATTTATCCCAGTTCCTGCATTTGCTTTTACAGAAAATAAAAATGCATTATTATCGTCTTTAGCATATGATGACACGGCATCTTCAATACTTAATCCAGTTTCATGCACCCAATTTCCTGAAGCGTCTTTCTTTAAACTTCCTACAATATCTGAATAAGCCATTTTAGCTGCTTTATCAGATTTGAAGTTTAAAGAGTTAAGTTGAGTTCGCACAGCGTTATCTCTACTCAATTCTGTATTTTTTTGTTCATAAGTTTCAAGTTTAGTAGTTAATTCATTTAATTTCATTTGCATAACTTCTGAATGTTTACCTTGTTTTTCTAAGGCTTCTATTTCAGCTTTTTGTTTATCGGCTTTAGCTTGTTCAACTTGTGCCAATGCAGCATCTCGTTCTGAGTATGCAGAATCTAAATTAACTTTTATATTTTTAATTGCTTTAGAAACCTCAGCATCTACAAGAGATTTAATATCTACTTGTTCTGTTTTAGTTTCTTCTTGTTTTGTTTCTTGAACTTGTGTTTCTTCACTCATTTTTTTCTCCTTGGGACACGGCCCTTGTTATATTTATTAATGAACTTATACTTATAAACAAATATAAATTCTGTTAAATATCTACCTCATCCATATTTAAATCTACGGGATAGAATATTTCTCTTTCTTTTTTAGTCATTAGTCTTTTGTTACTAACGCATATTCTTAATATTTTAACTAACTTTTTTAAGTCAGGTAAAATTGTTGTTATATGAAAAGTTTCAAAATGAAACCTTTCTAATTTATTTATAGATAAATATTTTTTTCTGAGATTATCTAACTCATTTTTATATTCATTAATCATATAATTTATCCAATCTACTTATTAATGTATCATAAGCCTTAGTTGTGTTAGGTGCATAATGTTCCATTAGTTTTCTTTCCACTTTTCTTACTATAGGATCAGGATGTTTCATTGTAGATACATACTCAGCAAACGATTCTTTAATCATAGAATCACTCAACAAAGTATCATCATCAAGTCTGCCAATTTTTCTACGATCTAAATAATATGACAAATCATGACCATCACCTATTTCGTTTCTAGTAATAGAACCAACATAATCATTAAATTTAGTATTAAAATCAAGATCGTAACCCTTACCCCCACCTGTAGGTAACATCATTCTTTCATTTATTTTAACCTTAAACTCAAAAAGATCTTTTGAAGTTGGGGTTGTATAAATATAATTTTCTTTCCTAACATCTTTTAAATAATACATAAGATCATCATCACTAATACCTGGTATCTTAGGTTCTTTTTTAACTAAATCATCATAGTACTTATTAATTGCAATTGTATCAGTAGGATTCTTAACTGCTTCTTTCAATTCTCTTTCAGCAGCCCTTGCTCTATTGGTTGCAACAGCTCTACGAGATGGTGAATTAGATCTTAATGTTTTATAATCAAGTGCAATATCATCACTTGCTAATTCAGAAAAAGTTTGAGGCTGAAAAACATTATTTTTTATACCTCTATTTTCTGGTGCAAGTTTTAATTTTATTGCATTTGGTACACCTAATTTACTCTTTTTAGAATTAACAAATTTATCAGTAGAAAAACCTTTAATAAGTTTTTTAAATTTATCATCATCCTTTATTACATCTTCTAAAATTCTGTAATCAAGTCTATGAGCATATTCATGAACTATAGTAGTTTGTCTATGAACTTTTGATCTACCCTTAATAGGGCCAAAATTTATTTCATCGTAACTAATAACGTCAAATGTTCCAGGTTTATATTTTTTACGTGTACGAATATAATAAGCATTCTCTCTATTAATAGCTTTACCAACAGCGGGTATAGAACGTATTAACTTAGAGTACACATCTTGTTTATCACCAAAACCCTCTTTTAAAGCCCTTAACTCTCCTCTAGTAGTATCACCAAATAAGTCTTCAACAAAAACAGGTTTACTAACTGTTTTACTAACTATTTTCTTAACAGGTTTAACCTTAACACCATTAAGTAATTCATCTAATCTACCAACAGATACTAACTTACCGTCTTTTGTACTAAATTGACTAAACTTTAATTTACCAGTATTAAATATTTCAACTCTACGTCTGTTACCTAATACAGCTAATTTAAAATTATCATCCTGTTGTTTAAAAAAATCTTCAAACTTAACCTTAGAAGGCACTTGACCGTTAAAAGACGCTCTTGTACCGCCCTTAACTTTACTTAATCTTCTTTTACTAATCCTAGAACTTTTTGTGTTCACTAAATCTTCATGAGACTTAACAATAGGTATAGTAGTAGATCTACAGTTAAAATGTTGTGGTGGTCTAACACCTCTTTTATCACCTAATCTAAATACTTTACCATCTAGATTAGAACAAATAAGAGAAGTCCTGGAATCTAATGTTGCCACATATTGATAACCATCAATTACGTCTTCATTTAACTTATATGTTGCATTAGATATATTACTTGATGTTTCAGTTATAGCAGTTCTAGATAAAGTTTTTAATTGAGCACTTGGTAAATCAATAGAACGGCCTACATTATCAGCTATTTTATTAACAGCTAAGTTATCAATCATACCCCTTTTAACAACATCTTTAATACGTCTTTGTTGTGATAGACTTATAGATGCTATTTGTTCAGAATAAGTTCCTGCTGAATTAATTATTAAATCATTAACTTTCAACCCAGTATATACTTTACTTCTGTAAACCTTACCTAAACTTTGTTTTAAAGTATTACTATGAAATTTAGAACTAGTACTAGCTAAAGCTTTTAGTTCTGTAATTCCATTTCTGTATATTTTACGATATGTCTTACGTGTCTCTAACGTTAGGGCACGGTTTAAAGCATTTACACTTTTATTACCGTTCTTTAACGCTGAAGTTACTAATCGTTTTTTATGGGATGACATGACTTTTGTTAAATCATTATCTAGTTTCTTTTCGTAAAGACTTAATAGAGCACGGTGTTTCAGCTCTCTAGATAGTATATCATCGTTTATACTCATTTAGTTCCTTAATTAGTTCTTAGATTCATTTTCAAATGTTTTATCTTCCTCTTTTGATGATTCAGTTGGTTTATTCATTTCATCAGATATTCTTTTTGAATAGGTAGCTGATAAAATGTTTAATTTATCTAAATCAATAGATGTTAACATTTTTTTATTATTAATATCAGAAAGTATTGCTATATTATTTATAACCGTATTTGGTAATTCACTCTCTTTATAATCTTTACCATCAATATTAATTGTTCTTTCTTGAACTTCATTTTTATTATCACTCATTTTATTTTCCTTTATTATTATTATTTATATTTACGTCTTATTTTCTTCTTTTTCTTCTTATCGTCATCTTTTTTCTTCTTACTCTTCTTACTTCGCAACAACATCTTGCCATCTCCTTACCTCTTTTTCATTTTTATACAACTACTACCCTTACCTCTTCGGTAACCTTTCCAACAAGATTTACCTTTATATTTTTTCTTTTTGTAAGCCATTGTGATTACCACTTTCTACAAGACCAATATCTTGCTTTTGTTTTAGGGCCAGGAGTAGAACATTTATGTCTTGCTCTAAAACTTGCCCTTGCTTTAGGATTAGATTTTCTAATCTTCATCCCCTTTTGACCAAAGTTAACTTTCACAACATTACCATTTGCGTTACGAACGAAAACTTTAAATTTTTTAACGTCACCCTGCATAGGCTTATTAAGCTTAACAGTACGACCTTGGTATTTTGCCATTTTAAGTATTTTCCCCCTTATCTTCAAAACACATAAACTTAACATAAAATTTATTTGAATTAACAGTGGGTTTACCAAATGTATTTAATGTATCATTTGATAGGTTGTACCCATTTGTTATACAGCTATAGTAATCTTCAAATAAAAACTCATGTTTAACTTCTTTAAAACATTTTTCAGCAGTACCCGAACATAACATTAATATTAAAATATATTTCATTATTTAACCCCATAAACTTCCTGTTATAGTGCCTTTATTATATTCAGTTGCTCTACTTTCAAAAAAGTTTGCATGTTCAACACCATTAATAACCCAATCAAGCCAGCTTAAAGGGTTTTCTTTAACTTTATAATTTGGTTTTAATGACAATTGTAATAATCTTCTGTCTGCAATATATCTTATATATTTTTTAACCTCTTCAGATTTTAAACCCCTTATTCCACCCATGTTAAATGCAAGATCAATAAATTTATCTTCTAAATCTACCATATCTCTAGCTGTTTGGTATATTTCAGATTTAAATTTTTCTGTCCATACTTCAGGATTTTCTTTTATAAGTTGATGGAATAATTTTATCATACCTTCAACATGATGTGTTTCATCTCTTATTGACCAGGTAACTATTTGACACATCCCTTTCATACGACCAAATCTTTGAAAATTAAGTAGCATAACAAACGATGCAAATAATTGTAAACCTTCACCAAAAGCACTAAAACAAGCAATATCTCTTATAAGACCCTCTACCCCAGTGCCTTTAGACTTAAATAGATAAGCATGTTTATCAGACATCTCTTTGTACTCTTGGAAAGCCTTATAATCAGTTAATTGTGTTTCACCAATAGTGTCATTAAGTAATGAGTAACTATGTGCATGATTAGCTTCTGAATTAGCAAATGAACTTAACATCATTCTAACTTCAGGTGGTTTAAACTTAGGAATATACCTATCTAAATAAGCTTGAGCAATATCGACATCCCCTTGAGTAAAGAATTTAAGAATATTACTAATAAGACTTTTTTCTTCGTCAGTTAATCTTTCATTCCAATCTCTAATATCTTCATGCAATGGTACTTCACTTGGTAACCAATGCATTTTTTGCATCGTATCATAAGCTTCAAACGCCCATTCATAATCAAATGGTTTATAATGTGTTCTTGTCTTAAATAGACTCATATTTTATTTCCTTTATCCCTCACAAGCTAAACAATCAGCTTCAGGTATTATTGTTCTTTCAACTTTTAATGATACAAGTTCAGCCCTTTTAATAGCTTCACTTCTACAATAGTATAATGTTTTTAATTTTCTTTTCCAGGCTAACATATGTATATCATGTAATTCTTTTATATTTACATCAGCTGGTACAAATACATTTAATGACTGACCTTGACAAATAAACTCTTGTCTATCAGCAGCATGTTCAATTATCCATTGTTGGTTAATTTCGATCGAAGTTTTAAATACATCTTTTTCGTAATCTGACAGATCTTTGATATGCAATACCGAACCACGGTTAGCAAGAATAGAAGTCCACGTTTTATCATTGTTAATTCCTTTTGTTTCTAATAATTTTTCTAAATGTTTGTTCTTTACTAAAAAAGATCCAGACATTGTTTTTTGTACATAAGCATTTGCTCTATAAGGCTCAATGCTTGGTGAAGTAGTTCCACAAATAATTGAACTAGAAGCATTAGGTGCAACAGCTAGTAAATGAGCATTTCTCATACCAGTGCCTTCCATGTCAGGTGCTTCCCCTCTTTTAACTGCTAATCTTTTAGATTCAGCAACAGCTTCAGATTTAATATGTTTAAATATATTTAAATTCTTAGCCTTAGCTAAAGCAGATTCAAAAGGTATATTACATTTTTGTAAATAAGCATGAAATCCCATAGCCCCTAAGCCAATAGATCTTTCTTGTGTAGCAGAATACTTAGCCCTAAATACATTATCAGGAGCATTTTCAATAAAACTAGTTAATACGTTATCTAAAAATCTAACTAAATCAGGTATAAATAATTTATTATCTTTCCACTCATCATATGTTTCAAGATTAACACTTGATAAACAACATACAGCAGTTCTATCTTGAGCAGTAGGTAATGTTATTTCAGTACATAAATTTGAATGATGTACTTTTAATCCTAAATTTTTTTGTGTTTCAGGTAATGCATCATTGATATGATCTATAAATGAAACATAAGGTTCACCAGTGGCTACTCTATTCTCAAGTATTTTCTGCCACAACTCTCTTGCTGATACTTTTTTAATTATCTCTTTTGAATGAGGATCTATTAAATTCCAGGTATCATCATAAGTAGGTTCAGATATACATTTATCAATAAGTTCCATAAA